TGCTATAGGTGCATTAGTAATATCTTACATAAGTCAGGAATTACCATGAACCTCGTAGACACATTAATAATGCTACTACGCTGGAAGCAACAAGGATGGGAAGTTCATCCTTTAATTGACTCTGAGTTTCGAGGCTGGTTCTAACCGATAAATATTGGCATGACTAATAATGAATACCCGGTATATCCCGAAGATGACGGATACGACCGATTTAGAAATCCTTATAGCCCTGTCTAAATATGAATTTGGTTTATATCCACGGTGCTAGTGCCACTAGCGAAAGTTTTAATTATATCCGAGAAAAAATAGGATCCGGAATTGATATTAATTACGACAGTCGTAACGGGTTTGAAAATAACCTTAATGACACGTTGAAAAAATTATCTCGAGTAAAAGACATATTTTTTATAGCACACAGCCTAGGAGGTATATATTCTTTGCATCTTGCTAATGCTATTCCTAAACAGGTTCTCGGCGCTGTAACCATTAGCACACCCTACGGTGGCACTGAAGTAGCAGATTTTGCCAAGTATTTTTTACCATTCAGCAGACTAATGCGAGATATTGGTCCTAGTAGTTGGGTAATGCGACAAGCAGATAAAATTAAAATACAGCATCCTTGGACTAATATTGTTACAGTAAAAGGACAAAGCCCTTTTATTGTCGAGCCCAACGATGGTGTTGTAACTATTGCCAGTCAACAACATCATGTTGACATGGAATTAATTGAGATTGATTATAATCACTACGAGGTCATGCTCAGTGACAAGGTGGTTAACATCATTAAAGAACGAACAAAAAAGTTCGTAAAATAATTGCTTTATTAACTAAAGGCATATATAATAATACTAACAGCGAAAAAGAAGTAGTTGTTAGAAACAGACATACACACAAAGGAGAAAAATATGTCAGACTTTACACCAAAACTACCAGAAGTTAAATTTAACAAAAATGGTTATGAAATCCGCACAGACATCTTAGCTATGGCCAAGGATCTTGTTCAGAGCGAGCACACAGTTAAGTTCCAAGGTTGGGAAATGTCAACCAAGCGTGACGAAAAGACTGGACAGATTGTTAGCACAGTTGAAATGCCGCAATTTCCAGGACTTGACAAAGTTCTAGAAACAGCTGAAAAGATGTATTCTTTTGTCAATGCTGGCGCTAAGAAATAAATATTATATTATAAGATTATTATATTAGTGGCGTAGCCTAAAAATACTTTATAGTAGAAAGAAACCCCGGTTACATCCGGGGTTTTCTTATATGCGCTGTTCGATAATTGTCCAGTCTATGATCTTCCACTGGTTATTTAGATATGCTTCTTTATCGCTTTCGTAGTCAAGTGCCCAGGCGTGTTCCCACCAATCAATTAACAACACAATGTCTTGTTTGATTTCGTGATTTACAATGGTTTTAATCTTACCATCTCGTGCAAGATAGACCCAGCCACTGCCTTGAATACTCATAGCTTCTTTTAAAAACTTCTGTTTAAAATCATCAAAACTTTTATAATGTAATTCAATAAAACTTAGACAAGAAGTTGTTGGGCTATTGCTGTTTTTAGGATTTGTGAATTGACTAAAGTACTTGGAATGCAAAAAAGCACCCGCTTCATTAAAATCTAGATCGCCTTCACCGGCATTGAATCGGTCACAGTAGGCTTTGTACAATTTTCCATAATGATAGCTAACCGCACGTTTACTCAAACTACGACCAAGTCCGTCTAGAGCATAGGTTAATTTAACACGCTCTAGAGTTTTAGGTATCTTACCTTCAACAATGGTTTTAATAAAATTATACACTTATAAATACCTTGTCAAGTGGTCAACTGGGCATCCGAGGATCCTGCAACCTGAACTTTCCCAGTTTTTGCTGGTTACAGCCAATGTGGCGCAAGGGTAAATCGGCGCTTGACACTTCATTTACTTTCCGTAATTACAGGGCGGTCGCTGAGATACTCGGGATATCTCTTGTTGAAATGTCGCATGACAATACCTGCCATTGCATTTGCTTCGTTTTCTTCTGGGCTGCCAGTAATTCCGCTTTCATCGTTTAGTTTATGCTCAGTGTCCTGTTTGTAGTGTTGTAGCTCATGTGCTATTGTTCTAAGAATGTCATTGGGATGACGATTTACTAATGCAACATATAAAGTATTTTCACCATTTACATACATACCAAATGTGGGTTGAGACGAGTCGTCAATCTTACGTTTAAATATTATTTTAGGTAATTTTTTTAATTTGAGATAGTGCATGACCAATGGCAGAAATTTAGAATACATTTCTACAAATCTTTCTTTTTGGTTATTAACATCAATAAACTCTATTACTCTCATGATAATATTTATATATTATTTTATTCCAGGTCTACGCCTTGGATAAACTGCACCAGTTACGGGTCGAAAACTTCTTGTAGGAGTAGGATTAATCTGGCCGTCGCTGCGTCTTTCTTTTTTATATTTTAGATAATTGTTTTTTGTTCCTTTTAACAACCAATCATTCCACTTTCCACCAAGGTTATCTCCATATTGAAATTCATTTATTTGATTAACACCTGCTGTTTTTAACAAATATTCTTTTAATTCTTTCTGAGTAAAATATGGAAAATGTTCTAATATTAATGCGGCTACTCCGCAAACGTTAGGGGAAGAAAAACTTGTTCCGTTTGCTACCTTGAGGAACTGCGTCGGAGTGCCCGGAGGATTCCTAGGGTCTACTACTGCACTAACGCTGCTAGGACTAGATCCAAAATACAGTCCAGATCCTGGAGCAGAAAGATCTACCAATGATCCTCGTGTAGAAAAATAGGCCAGTCTATCCAGGCTACTATTTTCAATAGCACCTATTGCCAGTGCTTTATCTGGGCCACCAGCTCCGCCTGGTGTTACTTCTTGACCAATTTTATAGTACCCAGGTATATCAATTGTTCCTGTATTTGTGTATAAAAATTTATTATTATAAGTAGGATCCCCCTGTACCGGCATTGTATTTCCATTATTACCTGCACTACCTATGCAAATAATTCCTTCCTCCATTGCCTCAATATGATCTACTGCCACTGACTCAATGTACATTTGTAATCCCGAAGATCTCCAGCCTAAATCTCTAAAAGTTTCTAAAGCGTAGGTACCAGCAGGCTTTACAAATGGTTGATTTTTTCCAATTTCAACCTCGACTGTGTTAGGACTGTTTTCTCGAAATCTATACAATATTTGAGTTTCTTTTTGTGCAGGCTTCCAATACATCTCATTGTAGATAGAATTGCAATTTATTGATACTGTGTACACTCTTGAACCAGTAGATCCAGTTACTGTGCTAGTAGAATATGTAAAATAATCATTTGGACCTGAATAGCCTTCAAGTAGATCGTTTATATAAGATGTTTTGTTAAAAAATATTCTATGCGATGTGCTACTCAAATAGTCGGTGTCGCCTTTTAACCTAAGATCTAACATACCTGCACGAGGAAAACTGATTTGATCACAGACAAATCCTACCCATGTAATATCAAATGGTGGTGAAATATTTCCTCCTAGCCCCTCACCAGGAAAGGTGCGGGGGATATTTTGGGCCTCACCGAAAAAGTTTGGTGTTTTGCTACACGATACTTGTGGATTAGTTACCCATAGTTTTGTAAATCTACGACTTGTAGATTGTGATTGATCTTGCGGGCTGGTGGTATTTATTATAGATTTATATCTTAGTTCATAGACAGCATTGTCTGGCAATCTAATTTCAAATCCAGCAAAACTGTCAACTTGCATTGTTGGGACTGAACTATGTGTTACCAGGGTTCCGTAACTAGTGTTTATTAACTGCGAGCCTTTGAATATTTTGAATTCAGTTTGTATGGTGCCTCTCCATGAACCACTTGCATCTCTGATTCCTTGAGATCCTGCAACTGTTAATGTTGCGGGTCCTTGAATTGTAACTACAGCATCATTTGTTATAGGCGTCCAGGATGATATTATTGAATATTGTTCTTTATACCATGATTTATGATATGGTGCCACTGGCCAAGTTGACGGATCTGGTAGAGATAGTATTCTATTCCCTGTTAGGTCGTTATTTGATGAAATAATGTATTTTGAATTTTCAGCAGCAGAAGAATTGTCAAAACTTTGATCATTCAGAAATAGTGGAGTTAGCTGGTTAGAGGTGTATTGTGAACCGGAGCGATATCTACTTGTAACGCCTGAATAAAAATTACTGACATTTTCAGGGGCCGGACTACCAGATAACAACCTTGTACCGTCTTGATCCCATAGCTCGCCAACATGGTCTTTTACCCGACTATCTGTAAATCTATAACTCCAGCTGTTATTAACAATGGTGGGATTTTTCCTTCCAGTGGCTGGATTTATAGGTTTGTTTCTATGAAATGCTCTAATATACGATACCGGGCTAGCAACATTTTCATGCCAGTCGTAAAGATATGAAAATGTGTAGATATTAGCATCTCTGGCCCATCCTTGAGTATTACCTGCTGCAAACGAAGCAACTATTGTTCCATGTTCGCCTACTTTATCCGCACCGTAGTCAGTAGGAGGACCGCTCTCACCAATTAATTCGGGCAAGTGCTGATTCCAGTTGTACTCTACTACTCTGGTCCCGCCAGTTCCATCAGGATTCTTTTGAAATTCATAAAAATTTGAAGGTACATGACCACTATCTATTATAACAATGTCAATGTGTTTTCCCGAACTAGTAACATCAATGGTTCCTAATTGTAGTTGAATCTCAGTACCTGTAAAGTGTCCAGTAAAGCCTGTCTTCCCCCAGTTTGCGCGATTTACTCCTTCTGTGCATCTAAGTAGCGCCCAGTTTTTATTGTTGGGATTAGTATCTGGATGCCCTACTTGAGAACTAAAACTATCAGAACTTCTATAAAATCTAGCTGTTTGTATCCAGTCGTCTTCGGGGACAGCAGGTAATCTGTCCAATGTTGGTTCTACACTTTTTATCAAAGGATTGTTTTCTAATAGTTGTACCTGTTCTTTTGTCAGCTCGTACCTTTGAATCCTAGTAGCATGAGTCGTTGAAGTGACAAACATAGGCACCACTCCTGCTAAAGAAGAATCAACACTTGCTAAATTGGTAGTGGCAGGTATTTCTTTGAAAATAACATTATAGGATAATTTAGACATGATTATACCTCAGTCTGTAGAACCGTCATTGTAACATTTACCGCTGTTGTAGAACTGCTAAGATTTTTAATTGCCATATACGCAGCCGAACTTACTGTTGGATCATTATTGTAGCAGGCAATGCCTGGACTAAAAGACAATGTATTGTTTCTTGTTGTGATAACTTCTACAAGTACTCCTGCTGTGGGCAAAGGGTCGGTGCTTGACGGACGAGCCGCATCAGCTACCATTGACTGAAAACTGTTATAAACTCTTACCCATGTTGCTGTGCTAACAGACATTTTGTACAAAGAGTAACCCTTAAATGCTGTGACTGTTGCTGTGCTATTTGCATTAGGTGCTAGAGCATTAGTTGTAACATTAACGGTTGTCCTAGATGCTAGACTGCCGCCACTGCCGCTGACAGTGACCCAACTTAATCCACCGCTTCCGTTAGTTGAAAGTACCTGTCCGTTGGTTCCACCTGTAATTTTGATCTTTGTAGGATCACCTAAAATTACTTGGCCGGCAGGAGTTAATGTTAGATCACTTCCTGAGAAATTTGAAATAGAATTAACAAGTAGTTGTCCTGCTGCGGTAATTGCAACAACTCCATTTATAATATTTCCATTTCTTGTAGAAAATATAATTCTACTATTCAAACTTCCTGCGGTTACTGATCGAGTTGTTTCAACAACATTTGAAATATATCCAGAATCAACTGTGTTTCCAGCGGCAGTATTTGCTCTAAATACAAATTTTCCAATAACATCGTTGGCCTGTACAGGTAATTGAGAAGTAAACGTTCCTCGAGAACGTGT